ATTCCTGCGGTTCGGATGGCGTTGCAGTATCGTTGCATGGTTAAAAGATTTTAAGCCCGTCCGCAATCTTCTTGGCGGTGCTGGCGTGGTTGGCTTTGTCAAGGTACTGCCTAAACTCCCAGTCCGCATTCAAATCGTCAGCGGTCAAATAGTAAGGAAGATGCCTGCACTCGTAAGGTGCGACCGTCCTTGCCCCTCCGATGACCACCCGTTGATAGCGTTGGTGGTGGTAGAATGCGAAGGTCGTGTCAACTGGCGCAAGTTGCAGGTCGTGGAAGTAGGGTTGGTTTTTGTAGCGCAGTTCGGCCTGCTGGAAGAACAAGGCATCGGCAGGCACATCGTCCGTCCGAATGCCAAGGCCGATTTTGTCCTTGACCGAGAACTTGACCCCGTTAAACGGGTCGCCTTCCTCCTGTTCGTACATATAGGACTTTTCGGGAAGGTCGTACCAAAGTTCCCGCATCCGTAAGAGGGTGTCATCAGGCAAGGCCGAAAGGTCAAGATCAGGGTCCGTGACGATATAGTCGGGGTAGCCCATGTCAAACAACTGCTGCGGGATTTGGGCCTGCCATGCTACAAGGTGGCCGAAGTTGCCACCCGTGCGGATGACTGCAACCTCGTTGGCTTCCAGTTTCAACTGCTCATACCATTCCAGCGTGGGGCCGTAGGTGGAATCGTTGTCCACGATTAGGATGGGTCCAACCCCAGGCATCCGCATCAGTTTCTTGACCATCGCCTTCGGCCAGGTGTAGAGGTTGAAGTTGGTAATGATGACGGGGATTTTGGCCATGGTTAAAATGTGATGACGAACTTATCGGGACCTGGCCATCCCTTGCAAGAGTTGTAAACGGTCATTCCTTCCCGCTTCCCAATCCAATGCTCGGCCTGCCAGCGGTGTTCCCTTACGGGTTCGCCTAGTTCACGGATGTGGGATGACTTGGCCCACCAAAAAGTCCCCGCAAAGTAGGGATATCCGTCGGGGTTGTTGTGGTCAGCAATTTGTGGAAACTCTTCTTTGGTTAGCCAATAGGCTCCCACGCAGTCCACATTGGCAAGTTCTGCAATGGCCCGCTCCCATGCGACGATGTTAAAGAATATCATGGACCTGCACCAAAGTTGGTTGATGAGGGATGGGTCGGAACTGCCCTTGGTGTGGGCGTACAGGTAGGCGGCATCCTCGGTTTGGCTCGCCTTGTACATCTCGGTCAGCGTTGCTTGCTCCCAAGCGTTTGTGCGGGTTACCACGACCTTGATTTTGGAAGCCACGAGCGAGTTGTCCAAGATTTCCTTGACCACCTTCCGCTGGTCGGGAGGGCCGACGATGCCGACCCGAATCTCGTCCAACTGTTCAATCAATCCGTAGTTGCACAGGGCCATCATGTGTTGATGCATGATTAACTGCCATTGGCCGCCTCCGCCGCAATAGATGTGGTAATAGTGGATTAACTTCATTGCGTAAAAAGGAGGGTTAAGATGCAGCCGATAAAGACCAAGGCCAGCACAACCCGACCAACGGCCAAGGCGAGGTCAAGGAGGGATTCAAGGTTCATGGGGTAAAGTTACACCACAAGATACTTCCCCGAATTGCTGACGGCCAATTTGTTGAGGGCCACATAGCGCAGGGCATCGCAGGCGTGGTTATACGAGTCTATCGGGACCCCCGTGTCCTTCCCGTCTTTGTCGGTCGCCCAAGTGTACGATCGGAGTTCCTTAATCAGGTTGGTGGAATCTTTTGTGACATGAAGGTTGAACCGCTTCACGATGTCAATCCCCTGCCTTACCGAATCGGGTCCCTTAGATGCTGGCTTGATGTTGAATCCAAGGCGGTAGATTTCCTCAATGGACTTTGGCTCTGCCGAATCGGCCACAATCTCCCACGCCCTGGTAATCCCGAACTCTTTTAACCTTGTTGCGATATCCGAGTTGGTCAGCCCACGGTGGTAGAGCAGTTCGTGAATGAACAAGTCGTCACCCCTGCGGTACACGGCGACCAAGGCGGTTGGGTCCGTGCTGAACCCCCAGTCAAGCCCGTAGGCGACGAATTTCATCGTGGATGGGTCTATACCCTCAACCACCGTATAGTCCCCGTATATCGCACCCTGTAGCGTCCCGACTTGGCCGAGGCCATACACCTTCCACCAGTTTGCCCAATATGCGGAGGTTTCCGCTTTGTCTCGGTTTCGTTCAATATCGTATCGAATCGTATCCGGAAGGGCTTCGTTGTCTTGGTAGGTAAGAATGAGGAACTCCGCATCCTTTTCGGGCAAGACCTCGGTATGCGCCCAAAATTCGTGGGTGGGGTTGAAGTCGATGTAGATTTCTTGGCTGGTACGGATGGCCAACTGGTAATAGGAATCAAAGTCAATGTTGTTGGCCTCGTTGATGTAGAGTACCTGCCTCCTCGCCCCTCGGAGGCGGGCTTCCGAATCAGCCGAGAAGAACTCAATCGTGGAACCGTTGGCGAAGTTGTACTGCAGCAGGGTCTTGTTCCACCTATCGGGAACCCAACGATGGGTCCATTGCATAATCTTGGCGAAGTCCTTAATCGCTCCCCTCCGTAGGTGGGGCACGGATTCGGACACGACCGATATTTCCGACTTAGGAAACCGAGCGGCGTGGTCAATGAGGACCGCAAGGATGCCGAAGGTTTTGGACGCACTTGTGCCGCCTTGTATCACCTTCTTCCGAGCGGTCATCGCCCGAATTTTGCGGATGGCGGTGGTGTACTTAAAGTCCATCGCCAAAAAGCGGCTGCTCGATGGTGACGGTGTTCTCCTGCTTGTCCACCAAGCCAAGAAGGCGGGAGGCGATGTTGGCCGAGTAAACACCCGAACTTGCACCCTCCAGCATATCCTTGTCGCAGGTGGCCCGTATGCGTGTAATGATTGGGGAAAATTCTTTGTGCATCTCCGATGTGCCCTTCCTATAGTCCGAAAGGTCAAAGCAGACCCCGTTCTCCGCAAGCCATCCCTCAAAGCCCCGAAAAGTGATAGGCCGCTCCTTGTCCCTGTAAACCATGACCCCATCCTTTCCGACATAGTCCTGCACTCGGTATGGGTTGGCCTTGTTCTCGGCCCTGTACTTTTCAAACGCCTCCCATAGTTCTTCGGGGGTATTCCATATTGGGGGACGGCCTGCCATCAGTATTCTATTTTGTCTATGAGCGAATCAATCTTGTCCACGATTTTCATCTTCACCGCAAAGGCGTTGGGCGAGTTGGAATCGTCCACCGCACCAATGCAGTCGCAGAGGGTCGTGATGACCATCATCAGCGAATCCATGCGGGCTTGGACTTGGGCCTCATCGTTGGGGGCTTTAGTCGAGTTCGCCAAGTTCCCGTAGTTTATTCCTGCTCCACCCAAGGGCCGCTTTGCCTCCCCAAAGGAGATAGGAGATGTAGCCGCAGTCGCTGGTGGAATCAGCGTTGTCGTAGTAGGTTTCAGCACGGGATAGGTAGGAGTGCATCCGTTTAACCGTTTCAAGGGATATGGGTTCACCGTTGGCGAGTTGCTGCGCCCTGACCTTTCCCGTTTGGGTTGCACACTTGTTGCCATTGCGCTCGTTGAGTTCAATGCCCCGCTTGGCGTTGTTGCGTACCCCTTCCCCGTAATCGGCATAGGTTTGGAACTGGTCACGGGTTGGGGTTGTTGAGGGCATGGGTAACGGTCTGCTGGTTGGCTTCGGCGAATTGGTCCGCTTGTGAGTAAATGTATTGGAGTGCCGATTTTACGCAGTCAGCGCACCACCAATTCGTGTTGGGCCTTCCGTTGGCCACGAGGATGGTCTGCAAGTCGTGGACCGCTTCGGGGGAGAGCCGCATGAACAAGGCGGCCTGGTATTGGTCCCAATAATGGCGGTGCTTGGTTGCCAGCAGGTACTCGTCTTGGGTCATCGGTTCGTGACTTGGAGGATGACAACGGTTAACCCCGCCGAGGCGAGGCCGTACACAGGAGCGAGGACCCAACCGCAGGTGGGCCATGTGAGAGCCACCGCCACCCAAAAAGTCAGGCAAGTCACGCAGGAGAACGGCTTGTGCCTTCCCAGCCAGGTCTTGTACCAAGCCTGCGGCAGGACATGGTACTCCGCAATGGCGAGGGCGGTCAGGCTACTTATCAGCAGGGGAAATATCAGCGTGTCCATAGTTTTGGATTGCGGCCTTGATTTTGGCCTTGGCTTGGTCGATTGAGTAAATGATGGAGCGGTACGGGATGCCCGTGTCACGGGACAACTTCTTCATGTTCCCAGTCCGTAGGTGCAGGCGTAGCAGTTCCTTGTCGTACGGGAACGCCCCGTCCTTGGCCCAGGTATCCATCTCCGCCTCTGCGATGGCCCAAAGGTCATCCATTAAGGAATCGTACTCGGATTGGGGGATAGGAGAATCGGGGTCCAGTTCCTCCAGCAAGTCGTGGTGGCGGTACTTTTGGGCGAATTGGTTGTTCTTGCCCCTGTAAAGGTTCAGCAGGAGGCGTACCACATAGAACTTGAAATACCCTTGCGACTGGATTTGCAGGATTTTGGCGGGGTCTTTCTCCAGCAGAATCAGCACGCACTCCTGCTCCAAGTCACGCCAAAGCGGGTCGCCCCCTGTGATGGTCAGGCAAGCCTTTCGGATTTCGCCCGTGCGGTAGAGGTCGAGGATAACTTGGTCGGCTGACTGCATGCACAAAGATTGCAAAAAAAAAGGGTCAGCGGTTAGGCCGACCCCTTGGGCGTGATAGCGGTTTCGGGCTATTCTCCGCTCGGAAGTTGCAGAGTATCAGTGATATAAGCCCCCTCGGCGGTCTGCAAATACTCTTGGGCGTTGTTGAAAACTTGCCTCCGTAGGTAGCGGAGTTGAGGCTTGGCCTTGCAGTCGTTGTGGAAGGATTCCAAGTTGATGATGATGGTGCTATAGTGTCGGTTCAGTTCCTTCCCGATGGCCATGAAGGTGAACAGGTATTCGTTGTAGGCGATGTCGGCCACGATGTTGCGGGCGATGACACAGGGCCGTTCCCGTGACGGGGACCGCACCTGGTCGGGGGTTATGCCGAAGATGGCCGCCGTGGTGTCAACGAGGTGGTGTATGAGGGCTGGGGTCATTTGGTGGGGGGTGGGGGTTCGGGAAGTGGCATCCAATGGGTGACTTGATTTTTTGTTGCGTATGAATCATCATCATAATGAATAAACCACTTATTCAAAGATTCCACAAAAAACCCGACCAGTATATCTATACCAAAAGCCAAAAAGATTACATATTCCCCGTCTTTCGGCATTCGGTCTTTGCAGGCTATCCAGGTCATGTCTTAAACAATTTCGGGGATGGGCATCCAATAGTTGACTTCGCTGGTAAACCAAGCATGATTCTCGGAGTGCCACTTACCAGTGTACGCATCACGCCAAGCGACGATTTGCAGTCCTTCAATGTCGGTAATTAGGACGGGTTCGTCAAATTCGGGCATTTGGTCTTGGGGTCTTATCCACTGGCTTGATTTTATATGCTTTGCAAACGACTCCACAAATTTAGCGGCCACCGAATATCCCATCCAGTAGTTTAAGTTTACACCTATCGGTTCAGCAAGTTCGTAAAATTTATTTATTGCGTTCATGGCTTATGGTTTAGGGAGTTCGGGTATAGGCATCCAGTAAACGACTTCACGGGGCCACCATCTGTGGTTCTCGGAGTGCCACTTACCAGTGTACATATCAATCCAAGCGACGTTTTGCTCTCCTTCCTTGTCAGTAATCAACACGACTTGGCCCTTCTTGGGCATTTGGTCTTGAGTTCGTATCCAGGGCATGCTCATGCGTTTTTGGCTTGAAGGATGCGACCGAGCAGGGTCCAGTTCACGGACCAAGGCTTGATGGTTTCGGAGCGGTCGGGCTTGCTGCAAGACACGCACTCCTTGCGGATGTGGATTTGCCAGCGGCGGAAATCGGTGGGGGTTGGTTTCATGGGTTAGGGGTTGGGGGTTAGACAAATATGCGAGTTAGTGGTCAGGCTAAAATGAGCCTACTTCAACTACGGAAAAAGGCATTTCCTCATAAACTGAATAAAGACCCTCTAAATCGGTTGGGTAATCAGGTGAATTTTGCCAATCAATTTCGTGTTGTTTACTTTCGGGTTTGTCTGTAAACTCTACCATTCCCTTCTTAATGGCTTCGTATTCGTTTTCAGCTACTACCTTAAAAAGTTTCAAATCATTCTCAAACATTGAGAGAATGCCTACTACATAATTTTTCATTTTCTTGTTATTTATTTGGTTTGGGTTAGGGGTTGGGGGGTGGGGGAAGGAAAACTGGACAAATAAACGAGTTAGCCTCATGCTAAAATAGCTCCGTGCATAATGACAAAGTATAGTTTATTCGGTTCAGCTCCCCATTCAGGATTGCCAGTTCTTATTTCGATTCCTTTGTGTTCAAGTTTTAAAATACGCTCTGTATCAGTTGATTTTGGGTAGCCTAAAGTCATTAAGTTTACTTTGTAATTTGTTTGATTTAAGGTATATCCAACTCCATCAGTATCGCAAAAATCAGGTTGAATATAAGCCTCCATTGCCCAAGTAATAGGTGTTCCAAATCGTTTTGACCAGTATGGGCTTAACTCTCTGTAATCTTCTGTTTTTGTCCCTGCTTTAGTCATTTCAAACCATTTAGTTTTTAGCGAAAGTCGTAAGCACGAAGGCATAACAGTACCTACCAAAAAGGTCGGGGTTGGTTTCATGGGTTAGGGGTTTATGGTTTGGAAAAGTTGATATTTCCCGCACTTATCGGTTATGTTTTTTACCTGCGGCCCGAATCCGTTGCTACGAGAAAGCACATATTCGCAGGCGTTACCCTTCTCCCGTACCTCAATCACCTTCCAGGGGCGGTCGTTGGTGCAGGCGGTCAGGAGCAGAAGGAGCAGTAAGCGGTGCATGGGTCAAAGATATAAACAACCTACCCACATTCAGCCAACACCCGTTGAAATTCTTCCACGCTTCGGATGACTACATACCTGTAGCCAACTGCCTCCACGACCCCCTGCCACCACTTTTGGGATAGGG